GTTGTAGTAAGTGTACAACTACCACTACCAGATACTCTCTTTACATATGCTAAGACTTGATAGTTCTGCCCATTCAAAGCTGCTGCTGACTTAGCAACAAATGACTGGACTAAAGTACCATTGTTAGAACCAACAGTTACTTTTAGAGAAGCATCTCCTGACCTAGGGTCAGTAGTATCTCTTTCTGGTGTTACGTTAGTTGCAGTCCATTGGTTGATTTCAGTATCTTCAAATCTACCATTTCTAATAATCATATCTACTTCTTCTTGTGCATAACCTAAAGTTATCTCACCTTCAAAGTTTGCTAAGACACCATCTGAATAACCATATTTAGCATCCTTACCAAAACTTCTATCCTCACCTTGACCAAATCCTCTGTGAAAAGAAGTAAGGTCATACGTCATAGAAGCGTTAGGGTCAACCTGTTGGTAGTTCGCATCATCTGTCGGTTGTCTAGGGGGTAAGAAAGGCTTAGAGCTAAGAGAATAGCCGTTTGTTAAGTTAGGACTATCCTTCCATAATGTTAGTTCTACAGGATTTGAACTGCCGTCTGTGTTTTGTAGTTTTACATCTGTATGTTGTGGCATTACGAAGCTGTGTTCCTTATCATTGCCATAGGTGTCATACCACCTAGCATTTCATTTGTTCTATTTTTAAAATGATTAAATCTATTTAATGCTTGTTGTTGTTCTGTAGAATCAACTGTATCTATTTCACCTTGGAATAAAATACTAGCAGCTAGATTATACAATAACCTTCTACTGCTTTCATTTATTTCTTGTGCTGAAGAAGATAAGTTCCCAAAGTCTAACATACCCATACCAACAATCATTAGGTTATGGTCTTCAGGTATTGCTTCTGTAATTCTAATTTGTGTGTCTTCTTCTCTCCAGTTTCTAACTGCAATCCTACCTGCTCTAGGCATTTCTTCTCTACCAGAAGTAGCTATTGCTTCATCTGCATAACAAGTAAAAGCATCACCAGAACTTATTTGTATACCTGCCTTGATAGAACTAGAAACATTGTTAGCAACTGTAGTAACTGTTATTCTTTCCCAACCGTTTCCTGTGTGTGAATCTCCAGTAACTACAGTATCGGAGTCTGTTTGTAAAAATGCAGATACACGACTTGCAGTTTTAGAGTATACCCATATAGCAAAGTTTAGTTCTTCACCTTCATAATTAGTAGGGTTAGTTACTGATAAATAGAACTGCCCTACAGAAGATGCAGCTACAGTTAGTTTTGCAGATTGAGATTCTCCCCATACCATTGCATTATCTGGGTCAGTAGTATCTGCTTCTACAGCAGCAGTAATATTACTTGTAGTCCAGTCAGTAATACTAGAGGAAGATTCTTCCATGTCACAGTTCTGGTCACTAAGAATATTATCTGTACTTGTTTTAGCATCTATTCTTTTTTCTATCCATACCTGTCTAACATATCCTCTTGGGATAGAAGTAGGTCTAGTAAAGTTATATTGAAATGTCTTTGCAGTATTTGTATTGTTATATACAGGAACATATACTCTAGGGAATATTTCTTGTGCTGCATCTTGCAACGTGTCAGTTAGTCTTTGAGGGTCATATCTATATATTTCAAAGGTAGCCTGTGTACTACTATCTGAACTAAGACTAGAACCAGATACAGTTATAGTTCCACTACTACCTGTGTAATCAGATATTCTACGAATAGCACCACTATTATTTTGTGATGTTATCTTTATATAAAAATCATTTAGTATATCATCTACATCCCAACCTCTATCTCCTAGGGTTGTGCATACTACAGATGTATTTGCAGCTATAGCAGTTGTAGTTGTAAACGAACCAACATATGCACCAATACGTCTAGCATATTCTGGTAGCATAGTTGCTAATGATGTTGTTGATGAAATTGTTGTTGGCATTATACTAACACTCCAATGTAATGTATTTTATCCCCATCTGATGCAGAATCGCAATAAAATTCTGACAAATCTCCTGGCCTACCCTCTGTAAAATCTATAGTTTCTGTTCCCCCTGCTGCTGAAAACTCTATTGCAGCTACAGATGATGAAACATCTGAACCACCAACGTAAGTTATACCAGTATTGCCTGGTGGTGCTTGAAATCTAACACGTCTTACTGGTGTTGGAGTAGTAGTAACTTGCACTCTTGTACCAGCTGAACTAATTGTTTTAGTACCTGCTGTAAAGGATGCCATGCTAATCTCCTAATGCTGATGTAATTTCTGTCAATTGTTCTACAGAATAATATTTTTCTTTATGTTCTACTAACCCACTTGCATGAGTAAGCTTTGTTAAAACAGTATAACCCTTTACAAAACCAAAAGCATCTTCATGAGCAACTAAAGTAAACGCAGGTTTCTTTCCTCTTACTCTTTCTATTGCTCTCTGCCTTCTTTCAAAAGCTATCTTAGCATCAAAGTCAGTAGTCTCTAACTGTTGCCTTGCTTGTTCATATGCTTTTGTAGCTGCCTTGTTACTGTTGTTAGCATGTTTACCAACAACATCTTGGGCCATTTGTGCCACTGACTCTTTATCTCCATATGCGTATCTGTTATCTGGTATAAGAACTTTTAAATCTTTACCTGGAACATCTACTTGCACTACGGTTTCGTCAGGCTTTCTAACAATGTGATTTTTATCGTGAGCCATTAAATTGCATCCTGAAAGCCAGCTACACCAGATGTGTGTGAACCATATGCCACTTTAAGTGAAGCACTTGTAGAAGTAGTTCTTATAAACTTTACTGCATTAAGTACATCAGTTCCCATCAATGTAATACTTCCATCTGCTGCAATAGTTGTGCCTTCTGCTGATGTTGGAGCTGTACCATCATATCTAAACCTAACAGCTGCTGTATCACATTGTATGTGTGCAACTGTAGCTTCTGATGGAACACTAGCCAAACCAACTGCTGAAGCAGCCACAGCTAATTTCTCATATCCTAATATTGCCATTATATATTCCTTGTCTAATAGAGGGAGAAATAAATCCCCCTCTATTATTATTACTAATTTTTAGTTGTCTCCAGAAGTTGAAGAAACCCATTGCCCTGCAACGAATTTAAACCAACCACCAGAGTTTTGGTGAACTAAACCGATTTGGTTGTCACTGTTATTACCATCTCTAATAGTTAAGTCTTCATCACCATCTGACTCATTTTGTATATAGACTTCCATAAAACTAGTTGTTACACCAGTTTCAGAAGCATCTACAGCAATTAAGTCTAAGTTATTACCACTACCACCACAATCAACAAGTTGTAGCTTGTCACTTGCAGCAGTAAGAGTTAAATCTGCATCTGCACCACCCATAGCAAGAGTAGTTCCATTTACAGATTCATACTGCCTTGTTCCTACGGTCATAGTTATTTTTCCTTATGTTTCCGAGTAATATGAATCTTCATGTTACTCTCTGTAGCAAATCTTTTTCTGCAACCTTTTACAGTACATTTCAAAGATTTACTTTTGTTAATTTCTCTTGTTTCCCGTTTTTTTAACTCTTGTGCTAACATATCGGTTGCCACCTCAAGACTGCTCTCACTGGAAATTTCTGCACTATCGGCTTCTAACGTCTCAAGCACAGGGCGAGCCATGAGCCAATTTTTCTGTACGGCAGTGGCGAGACCATGAATATGTCCAGGGTACTTAAGAGTTTCCCATTCACCATTTATCTCACGATAAAATATCGCTTGGTCTGGTGTAACGTATTCAGGTAACGGTAGTTCCTGTAAATTGTTCCTCTTTAAATATTCCTTAACCATGTCAGGATGTTGTGCAATCACTTCATTCTTCCAATAGTTTTGCATTATTTTTGGAGGTGCAACAACTGGTTGTTCCATTATCTTTTCCCTCTCTTTCCTCTTTTTCGTTTCTTAGTTTTTGAGATAGCTTTACCTGGCCTGGTTACACTATCCTCAATCTTAGAAGGTGGCATCCAATCAAATAATTTTTTGTTGGAGTCTATGTTATCTACAATTGTTCCATTTCTTATTTCAGAAGTGGTAAACGGTTTTCTTAGATAGATGTTTGCAGCATATCTCGGAACGACTAACTTTGAACCATCTCTCTGGTCATAAAGCGTCACCTTCTCAGCATCAGCTGGAATATCAAGGTTTAACTCTGCAATAGAATCACCCAAGAACTGTTTTACTTGTCCTCGTTTTTTGTTAATCCATTGAGACGTATCCTGAGTTACCACAATTTACCTACCTTTCTTAGATAGCATCAGTAGCTGAAAGTATTTCAACTCCCCATGTATCTACAATTTCTGACTCACCCCAAGTACCAACAGTTACAATTTCTGTTCCTCTTAGTGATGCGTCTCTTTCTTCTTCTGCACTTATTTCACTTTGCATTGCAAGTGCAAGTGCTTCTCTTGCGAAGACTCCACCTTTAGAGTCTCCTGAACCATCTCTTGAGATGTTACCATCTTCATAGATAGGAACACCAAATACTGGGTCGTTACCTCTCCAGTAAGAACTGATTACATCAGCTGATGGTCCTTCAGGTACAGTCTGAGCTGGCATTCCTGTACCACCTGCTTGTATACCTGCTAGTTCTTGAGTCAACCTTCGTATCTGCTCTGGATGTAAAACTGCATTAGGTTTACTTGGAGCTGGTCCAAATGTTGAGTTGTTGTCAGTTCTCAAATAAGATACTGCACCTGCAATAGTAGTAAATGTTGCATTATTACCTGCACCTGGTACAGACTTTGAGAAACCGTCTAATAAAGTTACTAGGTCGCTATCTAGCAATCTACCTACTGCTCTTCCGTGCATAGTACCTACTGCTGATAGTACGTTTTCGTTATTTTCATGTCGTAATCGGTCACTAACAAATGATAGTATTCCGTGTTCAGAAGCAGTCAAACTAACAACTGTTGCTGTAACTTGCTGTGGTACAGATAAATCTACACCTTCAGTAAGAGCTACTGCACTTTGTCTTCCCCAAATAGGAACGTTAATTTGTTTGCTTCCAGCTTCTATATCATACCTCATGACAAGGTCCATCATAGGTGCTGACGGCTCTACGTTATCAATTGATTCAGCGACAATAATTTTAGACATATCACTCAAACTCGAGGAGCTTGAGAGGGTCAATCCTGTTGCCATTGTATTATTTCCTTATAATTGTGCTGACCCAGAACTTCTTATTTGTTTCTTGGCTTCTCTATATTGAGTAGAGGTTATATTACCATCTGCAAATAATTGTGCTGCATCAGACAAACTGCTAATTGTTTTTACGCTTTTTTGTGGAGCACCTTGAGTTGAAGGAGTAGCTGGAGGTGGTGTAGCTGCTTGAGGTTGTTGAGTTTGTTGAGGTTGTGAGCCTTTCATTTTCTCAATATTTTTTCTTGCTAAATCAATTGACTGCAATAAAGACATACCTTGGGTATATCCTTCCCACAACCTTGAGTCTTCAATATTCATATTGAGACCGTTTTGAGTTATCAAGTCCTGTGTAGCTGTTGCTAAAGCATTTATATTAGGGTCTACTGGTTGTTCCTGTTGTACAGGTTCTGGTTGTGCCGTAGCTGGTTGTGACCTTTGTTTTAATACCATCTCTGCTAGTTGTTCATTGTCAAGGTTAAGAAGTCTTTCTCTTTCTTGTGCATTAGCCATTTGCATCAAAGGTTCTAATCTTTGGTTCAATTGTTCTAATTTACTATCAAGAGATTTTTCAACTGCTGCTATTTTTTGTCCTGACACTTGTGCCAGTCTACCTTGTTCCTTACCCATAAAGTCTTGTAATGTTTTATTTACAATACTTGTTACGTCTGGAGTTTCGGTAACAGCTGGTTGTTCTTCCGTAGTTGCTGCAACTTCTTGTGGTTGTTCCGTAGAATTTTCTGCAAGTACTTGTTGTGCAGTATTTTCTGGTGTGTTTTGTTTGACTTCTTCTGCCATGTCCTTAGACCTTTCTATCCATAGATAGTGTTGTTTTATTGTTATTGTACAACATTTTCTGCCATTGTGGCATATTGGTCGTACAAGTTACCTGGTTGGTTTAATGATATAGGAGTTTTATTTCTCCATAAAGTTTGAGCTTCAAGGCTATCATTTTGAGGGTTTACCAAAGTAGTAGTATACCCCCATCTATATAAAAAGCCATCTAATGCTGGATTATTCTCTCTCATAATTGTACGAGATTTTGCAATATAACTTGTAACTTCTTTTATTATCTCAGATTCTTTTAATACTTCTTTTTCTGATACCGTACCTGTTCTGTAAGCATTATACAATTGAGAAACTTCTGACTTAAGTCTTCCTAATTTATTTGCTGTAAAGTTTATAGCATCTTCTTTTGCACCATCCCAATAAAAAGAAAACCTTTCTCTAGCATCATATAATTCTTGTATTATAGGAGAAGTATTTTTACCTGCAACTAAATACTCTTGAATATATTCATAGGCATCATTACCATATTGATTAATCCAAGAAGCTTCTGCTTCTGCTTTACCGTCATAATCATAAAAAGATATACCTTGTTCTGTTTGTTTTTCCCATTCTGAATTATACAAAACATTTTCTAAGTAAGAACTAATCCATATATCTTCTATTTTTTCAGTGTCATTTATACTTTCTAATTGTTTTATGTAATTATGTGCATCAGAATACTTACCACCTTCTTCATATATATCTTTATATTTAGATGAATACTCAGCATTTACTGTATTCAATGAAGCTCTTAAATCTGCTGGAGATTGAGCAACACTTGATACATAAGTATTTAAAGTTTCTGCTACTCTCTCTGCTTTTTCATCTCTAGTTGTTTCTAAGATTTCATAGAAATCATCTAATTGAGAAGAATTGCCACCTTTATTTTGTCTGTCAATTTGTATTAATTCATCAGTTGCTTTTAAATCACTTAATATTGCTGCTGAAATTTTATTACTTGATTCTTTTTCTAACTCAGAATTAAATAATTTTTTTCTTGTTGGGTCTAAATCTAAATAACTTGAAAATTCTGGGAACATTTCTGTTACTGCTTGGTCACGCAAGTCACGCCTTCTTTCATAAGTAGTAAGTGGCCTTGTTCTTAATCCTGCAAATTCAGCTGCTATTCCTCTAAATCCTGTTTTATAAGGGTCACCTGCTACTGCATCTTGCATCCAAAAAGGAAAAAATCTTTTACCTTGTGCTGTTGCAAAATCAGTCAAACCTTCATAAGGCTCTCCAAAATAATTTTCATTACTTATTGCTTCTAACATCATAGAACCAGCTGGTGCAGTAAATGCTCTACCTCGTAAGAATTGAAACCAAGGTTGGTCTGTAACTTCATTCTCTTGGTTTATTTCTCTATACACAGCATCTACATCATCTGGCCCAGCTGCCATTCTATAAGCTGCCCTAGGCAAAGAAATTATTTGTGAACCAGGACCTACCCAATCATTACCTATTTTTATTTGTAAGTAATGTGGTTGAGTTGGGTCTAAGTTTACATCTTGTCCTAAAGCTTGTCCTATTCCCCAAGTATAAGCTTGCAAACTTGTCCATGCTCCTATTGCTCCTTGTCTTGCTAATGCACCTCGTTCTCCACCTCTAGTAAGTGAATCACTAAGTAATCCTAATATAGAACGAGTCATCCTAGGAGAGAAAAACATAAATGTTGATTCTATTTTTCTTTGAAAACTAGATAAACCAACTGCTTCAGAACTTAATGTTCCTGTTCCTTTTTCTATAAAATCTGCTATTTCTCTTATTTTTACAGCATCTTGTATTTCATCTAAGCCTGATGTCAATGCTTCAAAAGTAGAAATTTTTATTTCATCTATAAATGTAGACCAACTACCTTCAAATTTTCTTAACAATTTGCCTATTTGAGTTTTTCCTGGAAAATTAACAGGATTGGTTACTTCTCCACCCCATTTAGTTGTACTAGCTGAGACTGCTTCATATGCTTCTACTTGCAATCTACCTAACCCCATATTATTTCTATTCATAAGTGCTAAAGTTTTTTGTCTAGCAGGAGAATAAGTTTTTGCTAATACTCTATCTGGATTTACAAGAGATACAATACTATCAACAGTAGCTCTAGCAATACCTTTATATAAATTTTTTCCTTCTGAAATAAGTTTAGGATTATCTGCTGCAATACCTTTTAAAATTTTTGCTGAACCTAAACCAAAAACTATTGGTGCATATATTGCAGTTAGACCTAAATCAATACCAGTACCAGCTAAACGAAAAACTTTTGTTATATCACCTGCCTTAGATATAGGTGCTCCTAAAACACCTGTACCTGTTTTTATTTGATTTTTTATCAAAGCAGGCATACCTACAACATCTTTACTTGCATTAATAATTAAATCAAAATCATTTGCAAATTTTGCAGCATCTTTTTCTGTACGAAATAACAAACCATCCCAAAGCTTTTCACTTTCTGTTTGTTCTAATGGAACATTTCTATTACTTGGTTTTGTTTTCTTTAATGTAATTTCTTTGTTTCCAATTTTATAACCAGGTAAAGTATCTGCTTGTAGTTGAAAACCACTTTGAGGTGATGTTATTTTTTCAACTACTGTTATACCATACTGTTTTCTTGCTGCTTTACTTTTATTAAAAAAATCAATCAAATCATATTTCAAAACTGAATCTATCATTTGATTATAAGCTCCAATAAAAGATAAACTCAAAGCATCTTCTGGATTAGCGTATATAATATTTTTTTCGCCATTAATAATTTCTTCAAATATATTATCTGGGTCTAAATATTTTCTATTTTTGTTAAATGATTTTTCTAAACTGTTATTAGAAAATGCTTTATTACCTGTTCTGTTTAAAACATATCTTGAAGTATAAGCTTTTTCTGATAAATAAAAATCTGCTAAAGCTTTTCCTGATAAAACTTTACCACCAGCTACAATTGGGTTACCATATTCAGCTAATAATTTAGCTTTTTCAAATTCTGCTTTTGCTCTCTGGATAACATAGTTACCTTTTTCTGTTCTTGCTCCTGTTTTAAAATTAAAGTATTCACTACCTTGAACTTTAAACATTGGTTTCAAATCAAATATTAAATCATCTACTGGTTGCTTTCCTATGGGAGTTACCATATCTTCTCTAACAGCTTTTCTTACATCTACTACAGCACTAATTATATCTGACTCTAAAAAAGCATTTGTACCTTGGTCAATTGTTTTATTTAAATCTGCTACATTATATCCTGAATTTTTATGTTGGTCTTTTAATACTCTATATATTCTTGCAGCATCTGCTTCATTAGGTGTAATTATAAAACCATTTATATCTTTTTTAAAAACACGTTTAGAATCACCAGATTTAGTAATAGTATTTTTTACACTAATTCCAGCTGCATTCAAAGCATTAGCTTTATTACGAGCATGTTCTAAATACTTAGTTTTTAAATCTGTTGCATCTCCAACTTTTGCTAATATCTGAGGGTCAATAGAATTTACTATTGTACGAAAAGGAGTTGTTATAAAAGATAATCCTATCTTGTCTATACCATCAAAAGTTTTTCTTATTCCTTCTTGTAACTTAGCAGCTTGGTTTTGTTTTAAAGTTTCTTGATTTTTCTTTACTAATTTTTCTCTAAATCTATCACGTCTTTTTATAATATTATCGTCACTAAAAAAATCTTCTGAATATTTTACAGTTTCTTTATATGTACCAAGTTGTGCATCAAATTGTTCTCTTGTCAAAGGTCTGGATAATCCTTTTGCAAAATCTGGATTTGAAATAACATTTGCTGTTATGTTATCAAAGTGGTCATAACCATCAATAAGAGGAATAACATTATCATAAACACCTGGCATCCTAGAAACTAATCTTCCTTCTGCTGCTGCTGTGTTATATTCTATTGCAGCTCCACCCTTTACTAAGTCTGCACCTTTTTCTTCTATACGTTGTCGCAATAAATCACTAGGGTTTGTATTATAAGTTACAACATCATCATAATAACTTTTTATATCACTAGCAATTTGTTTTGTTTTTTCTGCAACTTTTTTAGGTTGTGCAACTATTTTACCTGTTTTAGTAACTGCTTGAACAGGTGCTTTTATAGAAAGCCTAGCTAAACCTTTTAAAGCCTTAGACCCTGTTTTTATATCTGATGCTATTCCTATGCCTGGCAATACATTTAAAGGGTCAAATATAAACTCTAATGTTCCTTTTACATATGTAGGTTGGTCTGTTTCTTTATATGCTTTTTTAGTTGCATTCAAATCTTCTACTGGATTATTAAAAGAACTTAAAAGAGTCCATTCTTCACCAGTAGCTTCTTTAAAATATTGATTTCTTTTTTTTCTAACTTCATCTGAATCAATTCCAAAAACACCATCTGGTATAACACTAGTTGCTAGAGAAGCTCCATATTCTGCACCTCTTTGTAAAGGAGCTGCACGTCTAGCTGCTTCCGTTCCTGTTGCAAAAAATCCCCTAAGTCCTCTTTGTTTACCAGCTGCTTCACGTTCTTCTTCTACTATTTTAAGTTGTTTATCAAACTCAGTTTCTCCAGGACTTACAAATCTTGCAGCTATACCTACTGCTGTGTTGATTCCTGGTTCTATAAATTCTAAAGCACTCAATCCTGCATTTGCTAAGTTTTCTCTAACACCAGATGCAAAACCAGAATAACTTATAGGCTCTGCTGTTTCTTGTGGAGGTTCTACAACTGGAAATGGTTTTGGTGGAGAATCAGGTTCATTCAAAGGAACAACAGGTTGTTGAGGGTTTAAAATATTTTGTTCAGCTACCAAAGCTCTTTCTCTTGCTTGAGCTTCTATAACTAATCTTTCTTGTTCTCTTAAACGGTCTTGTCTTTCCTTGCGAAGTTTTTTTATTCTTGTATTGTAATCTTCTTTTGGAGTAGAAAAAGGATTTGTATTAAAGGGTGATACCATTTAGTAAGTTCCTAACGTACTTGTAAACGGACTTAATCCACCTCTCATTGTATTTGTTCCTTGTGGAGTAACTCCTAAAATTGCTTGTTCTACATCTTGCCCAGTTGATGCAAGGGTTGCTTGAGTTGCACCTTGTTGAAATGGAGTTTGGTCTTGATATTGTCCAAGAGTAGGTATTGATGTAACTGTAGGTGTAACTGGTTGAGCAATTGCTACACCATCAGCTGTACGAGGTTGAACACGAAGAGGTTGAGTAGTTGTTCCACCTGTAAAGTTTGTTCCTAAAAATGGATTTAATGCACTTCTTAGATTAGCAGTACCACCCAATACACTAGATAAAGCACCCAATGATTGTGGAGATGCTCTAAATAATTCAGGAACTATTCCTAATCTTTGTTCTGCTAATCTTTCTTGAGCAGTTAAACCACCTCTAGCCAAAGCAGTTTGCAAGTCAAACTGTTCTTGTGCTGATAAACCACCTCTTGCTAATTGTGTTTCTAATGCAAATTGTTGATTAGGAGCAAGACCACCTCTTGCTAAACTATTTTGTAAAGCTATTTGTTGTTGAGCTGATAAACCAAAAGGGTTTCCTGAAGCTCTTGCTAACTCAAGTTGTTGAGGTACAGTTAATCCACCTCGTTGTGCTTGAAATATTTGTTGAGCTGTAAATGGGTCTTGTCCATTTTGTCCAGGAACTGCTGCTGCTAATGCACCGTAAACTCCACCTGTTCCTGCAACTTGAGCTTGTCTTCTAGCTTGTGCTTGTTGAGCAGGGGTTTCTATTTCATTTATCCCATAAAATGGTGATAGCTGTGCTTGTATATTAGCTATATTTTCTCTAGCTAACCTATCTGCGTCTGCTTGTGCTGCACCTAAATTTAATTGATTTTGAGAAATTACTGAATCTGCACCTGCTCGTATATTTGCAATACTTTCTTCTATTGCTAATCTAGCTTCTTGTAATTGTATTTCTTTTTCTAATTCACTAAGATTTTGATTGTTACGAATAGCATCTTGACGTATAGCTAATGCTTCAGATGCTTCACGATTTTTATCATTAACATAATTTTCTATTAAAGCATTACCTACTGGAGATAATATTCTTCCTAATTCAGGGTCATTAACATATATAATATCTTCATTTTCTATTAAGAATTGTCTAAACTCTGTATCTCCTACAGTTTGTGTTGTAGGTCCAGCTGGTTGTTGAGTTGCTAATTGGTTTTGCAATTCTTGTATTTGTTGTTGCAAAGCTAAAATTTCTGCACTAGTTTCTACAGGAGGAGTAGGGTCTGATGGTGGAACAGGGTCTGGTCCAGGAGCAGGGTCTGGTGGTGGAGCAGCACTAGGACCTGGGTCATCAAACCTTTGTTCAGTTTCTGCTAAATTAATTTCAGGGTCAAACGGACTTGGTGGTTCATCAAAACCTCTAACAGCTTCTACTTTTTGTAGGCCTGTTCCTTCATCTATAAATAAATCTAAATTATCTAATCTTTGTTCTGAAGCAAAAGATACTCCTGAGTAATCTGGAGCTAAACCAAATAAAGTTGCATTGTTATATTGCCTACCACTTTCAGGTATATTATTATTTTCATTTCTAATATATTGTTGAGCTGTAGTATCTGCTGATTGTAATAAACCTGACAATTGATTTACATAAGGAGAAACATCTCCTTGCCTAGATTCTGACGCAAAATTTATTTTATCTATCAAATCATTTAGTAAAACAATTTGCTGATTTCTTTTAGGAAAATTTTCTCCAAAAGATTTAGTTTTTAAATCTTGAATATAAAGTTCTCTTTCAGCATCAGAAATGTTTGCTTGATTTGTTATAAAACTTGAACTAATTTGTTGATAGTTTGTTGGATTTATAGGAGTAACAGTATTTTTATTTGCTTCAAATCTTATTTTATTAGTTATATCTGACATTATAGAAGCAAGACCATTTGTAATTTCTGCATTAGGATTTGTAATACTTGTTGTAACAATAGGTAATTGTCGTTCAGTACTTAGCCCTAAATTTTCAAGTTCTTCATTACTGCTTCTATTAATTTGATTATTAATTTGATTAGTATTATATTCATCAAATGTTTGTGGTGTAGAAGCAGTATCTACTGTAGTGGTTTGATTTAAAAAAGGAGAAGTACCTGTGCCAAATCCTTCATCTATTGCTAATAAATCTCTATCAGAAACAGAAAAATCTCTTTGTTCAACAATATTCCCAATTCTATAACTACTATCTGGAGCTTGTGATTGAGCAATATTACGAGCTGCTGCTCCATTTACAGCATTTATTGTTTGCTGAATAGTATCTCCTGTTTCGCTACTTGTTAAAGTTATATTAAAAACTGGCATTAGCTTCTCCCAAATGGTGTGTTCAACCCATAATTATAGATTGATTTCTTGCTACGTTTTTTTGGTTGTTGTACATCAGGAATACTATCTATGTTTTGAAAACTATTAGATACTTGTTTTAAATATCTTTTAGTAGTGTCATCAAATTTCATAAATGCTAATTCTAATGGATGTGTACTTTTTGCCATTATCCTCTTGCTCCTGGTGATATGTCTGCTCCTGGTACTCTAACATTACCACTTCTTGGTCCTGCTACAGCACGAGCTGTTTGATTCATTTCATCTATAGAACCTGGTACTACAGGTCTAGTAGTTTGTGGTACTCCTGTACCTGGATTGTTAGGTCTTATACCTGCTTGATTACCTTGTTGGAAATTTCCTGCATTAGGCAATTGCATAGCTCCTTGTGTATTTAAAATATTCATTGCAGTCTGTTCAGGAGTTGGTCCTGTTTGTGGTGACTGTTGTCCTGCTGCTTCAATAATATTTTGTATCGTAGGTATTCTTGATGCTGCTGCTTGTTGTAGCTGCTCTTGAATACCTGGCGAGTTAATAAATTGTTCTTCTAATATCTTAGCACGAACTTCTAGTGGATTGCTAACTCCACCTTTTCTGAGAGCAGTATCCAAATCAACGTATCCTGAACGCCATAAGTTTGCCCACAGGTTAAGTCTTCTTTCCTGTTCTTCTGGCGAAACAGAGTTAATACGAACAATGTTGACGTAATGCCCTTTGATGTCAGTAGGCTTGATAGCAGCATCTAAAACTCCAGCTTCTGTTTTACCGAATACTGTTAGTTTATCATTAATGACGTGTTCTACTATTCTTAGTATTAGTTCACCTTTATCTTGTAACCCACGTTCCATTGCTTCTTTTACTGCACCAAAGTTTAGTGACGCAATACCAGCTAGCACAGCAGTATGATAACCAGATGCTGCACCTGTTGGTCTTTGTCCTCTAGCAACAGCAGGAACAGTATTAGCTTCAATTGCTTCATCTAAGAATTGTTTTGCAATACCAATTTCTGAAGGTGGCCTTGGTGTTTGTGATGCACCAACATTTACCTGTGGTGGTTTAATATTCTTTGCACCTGGAGTATCATCCCATGCAGCTTGCACTTCTTCTGTAATTCCTGGTGGTCCTGTAAATTCTAGTGTAGGCCAAGCTGATTTACCTACAATGTCAATATAGTGTGATGCTAGTTGACTTTGTGCTCTTAGCATATCTATAGAACCATTTAGTAATCCCATGTATAAAGTTTCTGGTTCTGAGTTACCTGTATCTAATCCCATCTGTGGCCAGTACATAATCCAAGGGAGTTTACCATAACCGTGTCTTCTAGGTTCTAATACCCATTTGTCATCTGCTATGTATCCTACTTGAGTTGCTGTCCATACTTCTTGGAAAGTAACGTAACCTTTTTTGTATACATTCCATTCTGGAAAGTGAGCTTGTACCCATTCTGCATCTACTTGATATTCATATATAACCCATCTAGGTTGTGTACCATTATTCAAATCCCATATAAGGTTTTGTGGATTTACAGCTACAGATTTTATCGGCCATGATACAGACCGTTTATCTAATACTTCTTTTATTCGTTCTCTATATTCTGCACTTGCTTCTTGTTCATGTGGTGGTGCTTCTGGAAAGTCACTCCATTCATTTGCAGTAAACTCTATCTTTTCCCAAGCAATACCATAAAGACCAGCATGTTTAGTAATCTCTCTGTATACAGGTGTTCTTTGTTCTACCATATGATGTGCACCTGTCAAAAACTTTTCCATTAGTTCTGCTCTTGCTTGTCCTCGTGCACCAGGAGGTGGAACAGATATATCCAAGAACTGTGGACTAACGTGTGCAACTAGAGTATTTATTACTGACTGTGCTGTACCCAGTCTAATCAATGTTCCGTTTTCTGGAACGCTAAAGTCAAAGTTGTTTAGATAAAAGTCATCTAGCTCTTCTGCTTTGTTACGAAACTCTCTAAATAATTCGTGACCAGTTTGTGCTTTTTCTTTTACCCATTGAAGTGTAATATCTGGCTCGTCTGTAGGATTTGCTGCTTCTACTTTGATTGCTTCTGTTGGGTCTATTTCGTAATCTAAAACCATTCTTTACCTATATTTCTGTAGTAATTAATTCGTTTTCTTCTAAGTATTGTAATTTTTGTTTTGTCTTTTGTTGTCTTCTCATTTGCATAAATCGTGACGGTTTCTTAGAGTCTGTAGGTCTTATAGGTCTCATTCTACTTATAGCTCCTAAATAATTATATTCACCATCATCATAACCTGGTGGGTCACTAGCCATCAAAGCTAACAACTCTGCATCAACCCAATCATCATGTTCCCCTGATTCATTATAAAACACATATGAACCATTTCCACTAGGTCTTATACTTATATCTTCTAATTGTTTTTTAAGTGTATCCCAACTTTCTGGGAAATGTACAGTACCATTTTCTAGTGCAATGTAGTAATTTTGGAATAATTGATATTTACTTTGTGCACTAAATTTAAATGGTGTTACTGGTAATCCAGAAGATAGTAGATGGTCAAATACTACATCTCCCAAACCAGTTGAGTCAACTCTAATATCACCTATTTTCCATCTATTTATTTCAGAACTAATAGTTTCTATTTGACTAACCCAATCACTACCAGACATTTCTAAAGCATATACAGATTTTCTACTAGCTGCATCCTTTACTATAAATACAGTATAGTCTTGTTTCTTACCCAAGTCTAATCCAGCAACATATCTTCTGCTAGAATCTGGCATCAATATTTCTTTTCCAATACCAGCTTCTTGTATCTTGCTAGGTCTAAAGAAACCACCACCACCATCTGGTTGTTTAGCCATGTACATTCTATCCCAAACAATTTCTGGCATAGTTGCTTTTTCGTCTTTGATAGCTTCTTTTTGTTTTTGTGATAGGAAAACGTTATCAAAGCTCGTTGCATGAAAGGATTCGTAATCTTCGCTAGGATTTTCTTGTGACCATTTAAAAAGTTTTGAAAACCAATGAGACCTTTTGAATGGTGGTATGCCTTCTACACAACCTTTACCTAGTCTGCCAGCAGAGTTAAGCATAGGTCTTAGTTTATTCCATGCAGCTTCTTTTATATCTTGTGACTCTGTAATCCAGATAAAGTCTGGTCCTGCTGTCTGTAAAGATTCAGGGTCGTCAGCAGATTTTATTTCAATATAGACATCTCGTCTTACTAGGTTAGGACTTTTTAGATATAACCATACAGACTTTGCATCTTCTCTCCATCCGTCACCACGACCACCACCTTGTCCTTGTTTTCTTTTGACTACAAGTTCTGGTGGTATGAATTGTTTTAGTTCGTTCCATGCTTGTCTGCTCTGTGCAAAGTTAGGTGCAACTACCCATATATGGATTGCAGGTTCTAGTGTGTTAGTCAAATCATATCCTACTGGTAGATTAGCAGCTTCTGCCATTTCTTTGTCTGCTAGGAACGGAGTCTTTGAAGCCTGCGTTATGGCCAGCATTAGCTCAGTAAGCACAGCTCTACCTTTACCTGCTCTACGACCTGCCCATACAACCTTTATCCTGCTTTCTGAATTATGAAACTTACGCTGCCAAGGAGATGGTGTGTATTGATATGACATTTATTTTCCGTTCAAGCTTGCTTCTAAATCAAATAAACTAGACTCACCAGATATATCTACGTTTTGCACAGCAACTTTTTTCTCAACTTGCTGGTGACTACCATCACTTTGCCAATCATTTACCAATGGTTCTATCTCTAACAAGCCAGACTTTTCTATCAACTTGTTTTCAACAGCAGATATTTTACCTAATTCTGCTTTGATAAACGAGGTGATACCAGATTCCATCATATACACTAATTGTAACTTACTCCATTTTATCTCAAACGGTAATGGGTTTTTAGAATTAGGATAACGTATAGCTGTTCTGTACCTATAACCATCTTCTATAAAATCATTTACTGCTTTAGTAAAACTAGCATTACCATCTATCAACTTACTGGTCTTTTCAAAATCCCACTCAAAGTCTTCACACATAGACTCTAACGCTTCTTTACCAACACCATATGACGGCAAGGAAACAAATATTCGCCTAAGCTTCCTAGACCATGTAGGCCACTCAGGATAACCAATCAATATGTTATCTCTAAATTTTTCTGCTGGTGTTCTTGCTACTACACTACGTTTTTTTGCCATAGATAATATTCTAACACACTTTCTTTTATTTTTAATTTTCTTTTTAATATAAGCATTAGTAGTAACACTTATCTTAAACAATAAGTGTTACGTTATAACAATATAATTTATATATATATATATATATATAGGGGGTGTTATATAACACTTTTAGGACTGTTATATAACAGTTATAACACTTGTTTTATAACACTTATAACACCTGTTATATAACTGTTATAAATACTACAAAAACAATTCAGCACTCTAATGGGGTGTATGTATATACAACAGTAACGGCACAGGTATCGGCGTACCTAAAACAACACTAAAAATAGGCTAAAAATAGGCTAAATATAACACCTAAAAATAAATAAGACCTGCTTGAAACAATGTCAAGATATCCCAATAAATCGACATCATAACAGTACAAAAATAACAGACTTTTATTACCCATATAAATAATATATCCCATTATTTCCCATGATAATATTTATATTTGATTAGTATAATATTTGACAAATATATTGTTGTTGTTATATTATGGATATCAACAGTAATAAATGTTTACTGAATAAATAAGAAAAGAGTAAGTATGACAAATATAAAACAAACATCAATTTATAAGATATCTGATAATGATATATTTTATACAGATAAAAAATGTAAAAATATGTATAAGTTATTAAATTATGTAGTGGATATTTGGGAAGAAAAATATACATATTACAAGGTACAAAATACAAAAACTAACGAAATAAAATACTTTGATATTGAACACAAAGTCTACATAAAGGAGTTATAAATATGAGTTACGGTTTATCAAGATTCGAAATACTCTTAATAAAAGAAGAAGTTATAGACATGTTAATGAATATTGACACTTTCGCAGATGCAGAGGAAATTAAAAACGAATTAGATAAAATCATTGATTATATTGATGATGAATTAAAAACAGAATAAGGAGTAAAAATGATACACGAAATAAATAAAACAGAGTTTATAGATGCGTTCAGAATATGGCATGGTGGCGATTATAAAAACAATTTTTCATATGATGGATTAGATGCTTTGTTTGATTATCTTGATGAAATTGAAGAGTACGAATTAGATATTGTGGGTATATGTTGCAATTATTCAGAGTATGAAAACCTTGCAGAAATTAAGCAAAGTTATCCAGATATTGAAACAATTGAGGATTTGAGAGAATTTACAGAAGTTATAGAAATTCCAAATACTGAAAGGTTAATAATAGCAGGATATTAAATAGCCAGAAATCGAAACACACTATATTATATGGTGTGTCTACAGGTAAAACCTGTACTGATGTGATAAAGGCTATCAAATCAGAAAATAAAAAGAATAAGGAATTAATAAAATGATACCATCAAAACCAATAAAAAAGAATTAGATGTTTTTGAAATTGAAATTACAGAAACAAGAAAAATTACCAGATGGGTTAAGGTAAAAGTTGCGAATGATGCTTCACAAAAAATGAGAGATAAAGGCGAATTGATAGGATATGTAAATTTATCACATGATGATGAATATACACCAGATGGATATTTAGAAATGGATAGTGCTTTTAGAAATTATGAAAATCAAGGCTATGAAGTTGACGTAATAGAAACAATATCGGTTGATGAAGATAGAGATGAAGTCGATATAACAGATGGAGATTACTAAATAAAATAATCCTAAGCATGATTAAAAACTGCTTACAAAAATAAAAAAAAATCAAGGCTACTTGAAAGGAAAAATAAAATGGAAATAAAATTAACAAAGTACATGACAGATGAGGAAATAAATCAGGTATGGGAAATAATCACAAGAATTTATGACTCACAAGTTGTAGGTTTTCACACAGATTTAGACAGTTGTGAATTAACAGTTGGAGTAATTAGCGAATAAAAAATAAGGAGTAAATAAAAATGACTGATAGAGAATTAGCAGAATTATTATTAGAAAAAAATAAAGAATTAAAATCCAGATTAAAAAATACATCTATTGGATTATGGGTTGCTATGTTGGGTTACATAATAATAATAATATACGCAATTACATTAATTGGAATAAACTAAGTACTAAAGTACCTTTACATTGTTGTTGTTATAGTGTACAATAAAAATATCAATCATAAATTGATTGAAAAATGAATAAGAAAAGAGTAAGTAAAATGAAGTATGAAAATACTAATGATGGATTTATAAAAAAGTTTATAAATAATGATACATCATATATAGAAAATAGGAACAGTCTAAACTGTATAGGAGATAAATTATATTCTTATGCGTTGCTAATAGCAGACCGAAAGAAAAAGAAAATTTATCGTAGTAAATTTAGCCGAACAACATCAGACCATATAGGAACAGTTGAAAATCTTTCAAACTATAAAACAATTAGTGTTAATGTTTTTGATTCTGGTGTAGGTTATACACTAAGAAACAAAATAACTAATAGAGTAATTAAGGAGTAAGAAAAATGAGTAACGAAATGAAATTAACAAGGCTTGAAATAGTTAGAGCATTACAAATAGAGGAAAAAAGAGAATATAAAATTTGGAATAAATTATATAGGAATGATACTGAATGTTCAGATTATGATGAATTAAATTATGATGAACAAACAGAATTTGTCAGGAAATATGTTTGTAAAAATAAAGAGGAGTTTTTTAGATATTTGAGAAAGTTAGATAACTATATTGTAGAAAAAAAACATAAGGAAATTAAAAGAAAAATTATACGTTTAGGAGTTGCAGATATATCTAATTATCCAGAATTAAAATACTTTGCTGATAAATTAGTTGACTATCTTGTACCAGATTATGACGAATTAGAAAAAGTATATGAAATATTTAACAAATAAAATAAGGAGTAAATTAAATGGATAAAAAAACATTACCAAAAATAGAACATAAAAACAAAGTGTTTTATTTTCAAAGCAAAAAAGAGTGGCTTGATTACATAAAAAATATGGATAAGGAGAATAAATAATGAGCATAAAATATTATTATTCAACAACAAATTATAAACTGATGTTCCATTTTGCATTTTGGAGTGCAATATTTGTAACAGTAGTTATGATAATGGCATTGATTGAAATAGAAAAATTAAGAAACAGTTGCTAAACTAGGTACTTTAGTACTTGACACAACAACAATAATAGTGTAGTATTATATTATCAATAAAAAAATAAGGAGTTAATATTGAATAATGAAAATGAAATAGACATAACTAATTGGATACCACAAAAAGATTTCAATGAAATGTGGGAAGTAATTAATTGGGTAACAGATAGCCACGCAAAGTCTGATGATTATCTTGATACTTGGATATTTCCAAAAAGTTATTTCAGAAAATACAGAACAGAATTGGCTAAATTAATCAAGTCAAATCGTAATGACTATGAAATAAAAATCGTATACAAAAAAATAAAATAAATAAGGAGTAAGTAAATGAATAAGTTAAAAGAACTATGGATAACAAATAATTGTAGGGTTTTTGAATGGGATGATTATTTGGAACAATTAGACGAAATGTTTTCAGACCATGTTGGTAGGTATGCAGTAGTAACTTCACACAATGATGGTTGGGATAATGCAGAAGTGTTAGGTGGTTTTGAAATCAAGGAAACAAGAGATATTGTAGACACGATAGGAACAGATAGCGAGTGGAATATTACAATAAAACAATTAGGTAAACGTCTTTATGATGTAAGATTGAGTGACCATGATGGTGTATCAGATTACAGAGTAGGAATAACAAATCATTACCAAGAATTATAAGGAGTAAGTAAATGAAAAAGTTTATAAGGTTTGCAGTCAAAGATGCTTTAGAGGATTTAGAGTTTCTTATGGACGAGGGATTTCCAGAGGAGAATATAAATGACGAGTGGGAAAACCAAGTAGTGTTGAGTGGTAAACATGGTTTGAGGTTTATGTATAACACAGACTATGTAAACAGAACAAAACATTCTCACTTGAAAGCAAAAGACTTGCATGAATTATTAGATAGATGGATTGCAGAATTTGAGGAGGATAAAGCACGTTGGGAACAAGACATAAAAGATAAAATTTATGACGCAGAAAATTAAGGAGAAAAAATATGAGCCATGTAAATGATTGGTATGATAGTAAGACTGCAAGTAGAGAGGATTTGCTTTCAGATATACGTTATGGATTAGTTTGTTATTTTGATGATGATGATTTGAAAGAGGACATCATGAAAGCATTGGTAGATTACAGGGTGTATGGAAATAATGACATACTAAACTGGCTAACTGAGATTGATGAGAGGGTATTTTCATTAGCAGACGAGAGAAAGATTGCTATACCTAAAGTGTTGAGAGGTAATATTCTTAGTCTTTCAGACTGCGACACAGAATATATCAGACTGATGCACGAGGTAATAGCAACAGAGTTTGATTGCACAGGAGTTAGTACTAACAGAAAGGAGTAAGTAAATGAGTGATGAAAAAGTTTTTTATAAAAATCTTAGGGCATTTGAGGAGGGTATTTTAGATTATTTTATATTAGGTTATTCTATAGAAAATAATCCTATTGAAAAAAAACCTAATGGCTCTCATATAAATAATTATTATCATGAGGGTATATCGTTTGCCGACAAATTAAAAACCCATTTAGGTATTAGCAGAGGGAGTAATAAGTATGGATATTCCAATGAGGATTGTGATGTAACAGAGGATTGTCAAGAAATGGGGTATGAGTAAATGAGTGAAAAAAGATTATCAATAGTATGGTCAACACTAGATATTCAATCACAAGCAGAGAGCATGGGTTTGTCACTTGATGATGACCAAGCATACGAAATACTAGAACAAGTAATTGATGACCATGATGCAAGTATAGGTGTGTCATGGGATACAATAGAATATTACATTACCGAGTCAGAGTATTACAAAGAACAAGTAAACAAATAATATTACAGGGCATGGATTTTTTTTCTTATTCATTTAGTCCATGCCCATCCTTAATCAAATGAATAAGCAAGGAGATAAAATGAATAACTTAGAGATGGCACAACAGTATATTGCAGAGGGTTTTAGTGTCTTAGCAGTCAAGTCAAATAACAAAGAGCCATTATATGATAGCGAGTTGCAACCTAATGGTGGAAAAAGTGCTACCAATGATTACGAGATAGCAGAAAAACTATTCAAAAAATATCCAGATGCAAATATTGGAATAGCAACAGGTAAAATATCTGGAATAAATGTAATAGATTTAGATGATAAGTCAGCAGTTGCTAATCTGAAAGAGGTAGGATTAGAAATACCAAAAACTAGGTATGTAAAAACACCAAGAGGTTACCATTTTTATATTGAGTATGACGAAAACTTATCACAAACTGCTGGTCTTGTAGAGAAAGTTGATATTCGAGCAGATGGTGGGTACGTTTTAGCACCTCCAAGCATTGTAAATGGCAAAGAATATACAAGCAGTAAAGAAGTTTCGATACTTAAATGGCCAGAGATTACAGAATTTCAACAGAATAAAGTAAAACAGAAACGTTCACAGAACTTCATTGAAAGTATGAATGGTAGCAAACAACCTACGTGGGTGTCGGATGCCCTTAGAGGGGTAGGAGAGGGTCAAAGAAACGATATGGCGAGTAGACTGGCAGGGTATTTTAGAAGTAAGAACATCAGTAAAGATATTGCGATAACATTGATGGAACAATACAGGAGTAAGTGTGACCCTCCTATGGAAGTAGTTGAGTTGATGCAAGTGATAGATAGTATTTATTCTGGTAGGTATCAGACGTTTGAGAATTATGAAAACCAAGAAATAGAAACACCTATCGTAGAAGTTTCAATAGCAAACAGGAGAGTGTTTAGATATCCAGAACAAGGCATAGTAATAAACTGTACTTCTATTACAAAACGAGGAGATAGTCTAAGTTGTCAGATAGAGATAGAGGATGAGGGTACACCAATTACTGCACCAAGACGTATCAATATGCTATCGTCTAGTAGTGTTGATAGTTTAAGAAAAGAACTTACATCAATAGACGCAGAGAGAAATTGGAAATCTATACTGTCTAATACTTTTATTCTGATACATAAGAGTTTAGAAACATCATCAGTAGGACATGACATGAGAACTTACAAGCCAGAAATCACGCAAGATGGATGGAGTGCTAAACCATATGTCAAAGAAAACCAAAGTAACTTAATTATGGGAGCAGGTGGTACTGGGAAATCTACTATTGCAATAGCAACACTACTCTCAAAGGCTTCTGGCAAAAATTTATTACCTAACCTTTATATCAGAGAGCCAAGTGCAGTTATGTTCTGTGACTGGGAAGCAAGTGAGCAAGAATTTTATTCCATCATGTATGGATTACTTAGAGGTGCAGGTCTTACAGAAAAAGATTTATTACATCCTGTAATTTACAGGAGATTTGATGCACCTTTAGTAAATCATTTAGAGGAGATACAAAGAGATATTTCTAAGCACAACATAGAATTAATCTGTATTGATAGTGTAGTTGCTAGTGGTAACGAGGATACTAACAGTCCAGAAAGTGCTAGAACATACCATCAAGCAGTTAGAAGTCTAGGTGTTTCGTCACTTGGCATTACTCATATTACTAAGTCTGGGTCAGATACTCATGCTTATGGTAGTGTGTTCTTTACTAACCTATCTAGGAACATTTGGTCAGCAGAGAAAGATGATGACCAAGATGGAAACACCAGCATAATTGGTATGTATCACAGGAAAGGTAACAATACAGGTGGTGTTCATAAACCTATTGGATATGAGGTTACATTTGTAAATGATGATGAGGACAATACTGTCAGCATAAGTTATGACTTTGGAGATTTGAACAAGAGCAGTAACCTGTCAGCAAAACAAACTAATCCAGAGAAAATTTTGTATCAATTGAAAACAAGACCAATGAATAGAGAGGAACTATCAGAGGAAACAGACATACCTCTACCAACATTGAGAGTAACATTACAAAGACTTGAAGCAAGAAATAAAATTAGAAATTCTGGTGGACAGTATTACATTAATGAAAATGATATTTGATAGAACATAACATACTACTCTCTTAAGAGAGAGTACGTTGTTATGTTATCTATAATTTATCTTTGGCAAATGTTTGGGAAACAAAATAATTATTATAACTAAGACTTGACATGTTGTTGTTGTTATGATATCATGTTAAGGAGCAGTCAAAAAAGATTGCAGTAAAAATAAATGAATAAGTAAGGAGAAAATTCATGAGTAAAAAATACCACGATACAAATAACGCAACAAAAGAAGAATTATTGCAGGATATAAACCACATTGAAAGACGATGGTTTGAACATAACATACCTGTTGAGGGTACTTACTGTAACAGGTGTAGTAAATACACTACACAGGAGTGGCATGAAATTGTTAACGAAAACTTAAACCTAAAAAGGAATTATTGGAAAGAAAGTTATGGAGAATTAGCCAGTAGAAAAATAGAATTGATAAAAGAATTACATAAAGTTTTAGTAGAAGAATATACGAACTACTAATTAAGTTCACCTAAGCATGTGACTAAACTGCTCAATAAATAAATGAATAAGAAAGAGGAAATTAAAATGAACAAAGAATACATAGAATTAGAAAAATTATTCTTCAAAAATTTAGAAAATTTTAAGCAAGGTGCTATAGATTGTTTTTCACAAAACGAACTAAATCAATCAGATAATGATTATTATAATCAAGGTGTAGCATTAGCAAAGGAAATGATTAATTTAGAAAAGAGTAAGGAGTAAGTAATGGGTAAAGAAATTTGTGATGCGTGTGCCAGACCAGTTGGTGGAGATAACACAAGACTGGTAGGCAGAGACTGGATATGTCCATCTTGCGAACAAGACATGGACATGCACAGTAACGCAGGATTGGTAGAGAGAATGACTAAAACTTTAGATGATATAAAAGAAGCCTGTGACGAAGTGAAAGAAAGAAACAGAGAGACTGCAAGAGATAATGATATGCAAAGTATTGATGACTGGGATGATGAGATGAGAGGATATGAATATTTTGCAGATGATGTTTTAGCAATAATAGAAAGGAGTAAATAATGAGTTTAGATAGAATAGTTTTTACACTAGAGGAGTATATGTTCTTTAGCCAAAATGGTGGTAAGCAACACAGTTTTCCAGAGGGAGACCAGGGTGCTATCAAAAGATTTAAGGAACGAGTGGAAGCAACAGGAAATAGTATAGTGGCAACGCATAGGGAACAAGACTTGCAGAGGTGGACAACAAGTGATGGTCTTCAATTAGAGGATGGAGACCTAACTATGGAGGGGTGGATGTAATGAAAAAAAAATTTAGAAAGGAGAAACAATGATAACTGAAACAACAAAAAAAATAATTGCTTTGAAAGATAAGATAGGAACATCAGAACTAGCAGATGCTACTGGTGTCAGAGCACACGAGACCATCAGGAGATGGGTAAGAGGAGAGTCTCATCCTACTTATGACAAGGCACAGATTATAGATAAGTTATACGAAAAAAACATAGATAAAAAAACAAATACAAATCCATTTGAACAAGGAGAATAAATATGGAATTACAATCACCAGACCTAACATGGCCTCCAAAAGTAAAAAGATTAAATAATGGTGTAGATAAACACAAAAATCCTACAAAGAGAGTAGTCTTTGAGTATGTCAATGGAACTATCTCAAGAACTTTTGATAAGTATGGATATGGCATTGCATTTAGCGAGGACAACGCAAGTAAAATATGGAACTTGAAAGGCTCATGGAATACAGATATAGGTGGCTTCAATCCATATACAGGAGAGAAGTTTTCACAGGGAGATTATGTTTCTGTGCAATTGAAACATGAGATTTACATTGATAAGAATGGACAAGAAAAAGAAAACTTTCTAGTCCAGACTTACAAGGGAGATGATGGAAACGAAGCATGGGCAATAAAAAAATCTGATGCACCTGCTCCTGTAAGTCAACCAACACCTACGCAACCAGTACAAAACTCTGGTAGCACAGTAGATGAAAGAATATTAATGGGCATGGGTTTCAATAACTTTAGTACTATACTTGGTAGTGGTTTGATTGGTAAACACTTTGGAGATGAGGTAGAAAAACAATGGTTGACAGACTGGAAACACGAGTTTGATAAGGCAAAACAAGGAAAGCCAATCTTTCAAGACGAACATCCATTACAGGATATAGCAGGCATAGATGATTTAGATGATAGTCCAAGTGTTGCTAAGGCAAAAGAACTAGGTGCAGTTGAAGTAACTGATGATACTGTTGAACAAGAAACTTTTAGTTGGGATTAGTCATTCCAAATCGCAGGGAAATAAACTGTCCAAGTAACCTTGGAATCAATTCTAAACATAAGGAGAAATAGAATGAAGCATGAAATAATAGATAAAGAAATAACTGAAATACTTTCAGACATAGATTATGACTTGACGACTACTAAGGATGATTTACTTGACACACTTTGGGAGATACAAAGAGTACAAGTAAAGCAGATGCAAGAGTTACACAAGTATCTTGGTAACTTGAAAGACTTAGAGCATAAAATGACAAAACTCAGAGGGGAGTTGAAAGTCAGAGGAGTAACAAAATGAGTGACTTTATAGATATAGGAAACGAGTGTGTAGAGTGTAGACAGGATACAAGTTTCGGTAGTGGTAGGTTTGTAAACAGAATACCTGCGTTTGTAGACAGGAAAGTTGATGGCAAGTGGCTAGAGTTAAAAGGTTATTTCTGTGCTGAATGTAGTTTGATGGAGTGCGAGGGAAAAGATTGTGACTACATGGTACTAGATGATTACACAATTATTGATGGAACTGTATTATGTGATACCTGCGTGGCAGAAATACCCCCAGAGGAGAAACTAAGATTACAAAAAGAACAGTTAGCATGGTTTGGGTAAGGATAAAATGACAAAAACCAGAGGAGCAACAAATGGAATATAATAATGATTTCAAATATGATTTACTTTTAGGTCAGATTAGAGAGAAACAAATCGCTAAGATACTGAAAAATAAATCAATAGAAATAAAAAGCGAGGAGAATAATGGGTGGCTTAAGTCTGGGAATATAGCAATAGAAATTAATTCCAGAGGAAAACCATCTGGTTTATCTACTACACAAGCAGATTACTGGTGGCATTGTTTACAAATAAATGATGAGGATGTTGCTCATGTTGTGTTCCCAGTAGACTAACTAAGAAACCTAGTAGAGAAAATGTTTCATAATGAAACTGCAAAAGTAGTAAAAGGTGGAGATAATAACACTAGCGATTTAGTGTTGTTACCTCTGTCTACATTATTTAAAAATTTAAAATGACACAAACTAAACTAAATTACTTTCTAACGATAGTAGGCAAACCTTTACCTAAATCTGTAAGGTACAGTAGGTTTGGCTCGTACAATAGCAAGCCAGTAAGAGAGTGGATGAGTACAGTAAGAGATATTGCTAAGGCAGAAATCGCTTCTAAAGGGCTTAGAGCAGACGAGGGAGTACCAGTAACCATAATTGTAACTGCACACATGCCTATGCCCAAGGCAGTAGCCAAAAAAAGGCAGGATGGTCTAGTATTCACACCTCATATAAAGAAACCAGATGTTGACAATTTATTAAAGCCAATTGTTGATGGGTTGACAGAAGCAGGAATGTGGGCAGATGATAATCAGGTCTGGTCAATGAAAATACAGAAAGTATTATGTAAACAAGGAGACCAGAGAGTAGAGGTATCAGTATTATGGTAAAACCAAACAGGATAAACAAAGAGGATTGGGATGATTTGATGGAAGAATTTGAGGGAGCATTAATGGCTACTGGGTTTGAGGAAGCATTGATAGGCTTTGGTTATCAGTTCAATAAAACTTTAGCAGTTTATGATAGAACTAAATGCTTGAACATTTTGATGTCTACTGGCATGGATTATGAGGAAGCAGTAGAATACTTTGAATTTAATGTAGTCGGCTCTTATGTTGGAGAAACAACACCAGTCTTTATTTCCTTGATATAGTAACACTAATAATGTAGCATTATATTGAGATGCAAATGAGTTCTCCTTCAGTTATTCATAACTTATTCATGGCTTATTCATCTCTTACTCGTCTCCTCTCTAGTTCTTACTCGCTAGAGGGGAGATTTTTTTTAAATAAAAAAGACACTAAACCAAAGGATTAGAACGTACTTATCTTATGAAAAAAAGTTTATGAATTAAAAAAGAATGTTGAATACTTATTAATTACGTTATGGTTTAGTGCCTTAAATTTATTATAACACCTTAAGACTGCAAAGAAAATTTAACAGTAAAATTATTTTTTACCAAATACACCTAGAGATTTGCCTATCTTAGTCCACTCTATAGTTGTAATCTTGCCATCTTTTAGTGCTTCCATTACTGTATTTGCTGCTGCTAGTCTTTCTTCTTTGGTATCCAAAGACTGAACTATGTGCATTGCTAAATCAAGTAATACTTTCTTCTCTTTACTCAAGAAAAGACTTGCTATATTATTGAACATATTACTCTCCTTCCTAATAACATTTTATCACAATTATTTTATATTCAATTTGTTGAATATTTTTAAACGCAAATCCTGCATTCTGTCTATGAAAAAAGTCAAAACAAAAATCATTGTTTTGAAAAAATAATAAATCAAAACTTAAGGGATTGTTTATTCTGACTCTAGGACTTTCATACCTAGAGCAATGATGCCACCAATAGCACCACTAGCAATCTCGTTATGCCCTTTATACAGACCAACCACAGATAAAACAGCTAGGACAATTATCGCTAGAAATATCTGTGGTCTTAGTTTACCCATCATAATAGAACTACTTTACGCTAATCGGAACTTCAGCATTGTTAGTCAATGTTGACTGTGCAATCTTAGTATCTGATTGGATAATAAAATCTGCACTATCTATACCGTCACCATCTCCGATGCTTGAATTTTGTATCGTCAGTTTACCTACTTTGAGGTTATTCAAGACAATGCCTTCATCATACGCCTTCAAGTTCTTGATGTGTAACTTGCCTATCTGTGCATCAGCACCACTCGTGTTGATGACTATTCGGTCATAATCTGAACCTGTAACTGCTGGCAGGTCAATTGCACCACGAGTAGATGCTAATGTAATATCTGCTATCCCATTGGTTAGGGTAGGGGAGAATGAGTTACCATCTGCTTTGTTGTCTTTTACGACCAACTCATAAATCTCACTATTACCTAGCACGAAGTCTGGTGCAGTAAGATTATCTATTAGCAATTCATCTACCATTATCCAATGAGAACCTGTTGCGAATATCTTTAGTGA